GAAGCAGCCGAAGCCCCTGAACGTGATGAGGCTTTGGTCTGGTAGATGGGAAAACTTACTCTTAAGTACGAAACTACGGTAGAGGAAGATGGTAGAGATCACTCAGTGACCTTTACAGAGAAAGGAGTGGAGACGATGGAAGATTGTCTCCTCTTCCTTGACGAAGCTGTAAATGGCTGCGGTTGGTCTTACTTGTCTTATTTAATTGCAGTATACGACACCGGAGAAGAAGTATGCCATCCATCGAATCTCTTGTAGCAGACGTAAACCATGTCCTTCAAACAGGTGAGGGATATACAGAAGAAGTGGCTGAATGGGTATCGGAAGATGTCCGTAAATCTCTTCTTCGTCAAATGAAGAAAAGAGAAGACAAAGGATCTCTTCGTCTTTCTGGTCTTGGAACAAAGTGTGAACGTAAGCTTTGGTACACTGTCAACAAGGCAACCCACCGTGAGAAATTGACAGCTTCTACCCTCAACAAGTTTATCTTTGGTGATCTTACCGAAAGCCATATAATTGGTTTGTGTATGGCTGCTGGGCATAAAGTAGAAGGGATGCAAGATCAACTGAACGTAGAAGGTGTCTTAGGTCACCGTGACTGCGTTATCGATGGTATGTTGATTGATGTTAAGTCTGCCTCTAGTTTCAGCTTTAGGAAGTTTAAAGAAGGTAAACTGAGGGAAGAAGATCCCTTCGGTTACATCAGTCAGTTGTCTTCTTACCTCTACGGTAGCCTTGATGATCCTCTTGTCACAGAAAAGAATAAAGCTGGCTTCTTGGCCTTTGACAAACAATTTGGACATATAGCTTTAGACATCTACGATCTCTCACCAGAGGTAAAGACCAAGAAGGCTGAGGTGGAAAATTGCAAGTCTGTCGTGAAGATGGGTAAACCCCCTGCAAGGGAATATGAGCCTGAGCCTGACGGTAAGAGTGGTAACACTAAGCTTTGCACCCAATGTAGCTACTGTGACTTCAAGAAGATCTGCTGGCCTGACATGAGGACATTTATATACAAGGGTGGTCCTCGTTATCTGATTAATGTAGCCAGAGAGCCAAGGGATGTATTTGAGCTATGAGGCCACAGTCAGCTAAGGCCAAAGGCCGTATCTTTCAACAAGACATACGAGATCTAATTCTCAAGTCATACCCGCAGCTTGAGAATGATGATGTCAAGAGTACAAGTATGGGAGCCGGTGGGGAAGATGTGCAACTAAGCCCAGCCGCCAGAAAAATACTTCCGATACAGATTGAGTGTAAAAGAGTTAAGTCAGCTAAGACTATCTATGGCTGGCTTGACCAAGCAAATACACATGGTGATTACTTACCTGTTGTTTTTATTAGAGCAGACAGAGAAAAACCTCTAGCGATTTTACCCGCAGAGGTTTGTGTAGAATTATTGGAGCATTTTAATGGGCAAAAGAAGTGAGTTTGAAAGAGTAGAACGAGACTTCTACCCGACACCTTTCTCTGCTGTCTTGCCTTTATTCGACCATCTACCTTTCTCAGGAAACTTTGCAGAACCGTGTGCGGGTGATGGTAGGTTAATCAAACACATTGAGGACAACTCTTATCTGTCATGTACACTTGCTATAGACATAGAGCCTCAGTGTGACCGTGTATCAAGAGCTAATTGTTTAGACTACGACTTCGATCCAGTTGACTTCATAATAACCAATCCACCTTGGGATAGGAGACTTCTCCACCCTATGATAGATCACTTTATAAGGTTTGCCCCTACTTGGCTCTTGTTCGATGCTGATTGGATGCACACCCTACAGTCAGAAAGGTTCATGCTTTACTGCTCAAGGATTGTTTCTGTCGGTAGAGTAAAATGGATCGAAGGCAGCAAGAGTGTTGGTAAAGATAACTGTGCTTGGTACTTATTTGATGTTGAAGATGAAGGCCCGACAGAATTTTACGGGAGAATAAATTATGGAAGATGAAGAAGAGATCCGTGAAGACAGCTATAACGTACACCTTCACATAACAGTAGACAAATCAGTATACTGGCATCCTGTGTCAGAATCTGCTGTTCTGGACGATTTACAAGAGCATATAATTGATGCTATAGAAGATATAGGGGGCATCGCTGTGATGTCCTTCGACGCAGAAAGGGAAAAGGAATGATTTCAATGCGAGAATACAGAGAGATTTTAGACACATACTCTGATTGGGTAGAGGGTAAGATCTTGACGAAGGGTAATGATCGTATTTTTGAAAATACTTTAGGTCTTGTCGGAGAGGCTGGGGAAGTAGCTGAAAAAGTAAAGAAGATGGTACGTGACAAAGCACGTTATTCAAATGAGGAGTTACTGAACGAATTAGGAGATGTCTTGTTTTATACGACAGCTTTGGCTAACCTCTACGGTGGGACACTTAAGTCTATTATTGAACTTAATATGGAAAAGCTTGACGGTCGCATGGAACGTGGTACACTAAGAGGCTCTGGCGATAACAGATAAGAGGAAAAGAGGATGTCAAAAAATAATCACTTGCCTACAGAATATCAAACTTTCATAGCAAAGTCTCGCTATGCAAAGTACTTTGATGGCAAAGGTCGTGAAGACTGGTCTGAAACAGTAGAGCGTTACATGGATAATGTTGTGCGCCCTAAAGCTGGTAAGGATAGCTATGTTAATCAAATACGTGATGCTATCCTAGATCTAGAGGTTATGCCTTCTATGCGAGCTATGATGACCGCTGGTAAGGCATTAGAGAGAGACAATACAGCAGGGTATAACTGTAGTTACCTACCCGTAGATGACCCTAAGTCCTTCGATGAGGCTATGTTCATCTTGTTGTGTGGTACTGGTGTCGGGTTCAGCGTTGAACGTCAGTTCATCAGTAAGCTCCCTGAAGTTCCTGAGTTGTTTGACAGTGAGACTACAATCGTTGTCAAAGATAGTAAGGAAGGTTGGGCTAAAGCTTTCAGACAACTATTGGCACTCCTTTGGGCTGGTGAGATTCCTCAGTGGGATATAGGTTTGGTACGTCCTGCGGGGTCTAGACTTAAAACTTTTGGTGGTAGGGCTAGTGGTCCAGCACCTTTAGTTGAATTGTTTAACTTTGCTATCACCACATTCAAGAACGCACAAGGGCGTAAGCTGTCTAGTATTGAGTGCCACGACTTGATGTGTTTCATTGGTCAGATCGTTGTGGTTGGTGGTGTTCGTAGATCAGCCATGATCTCTCTGTCCAACCTGTCTGATGATCGTATGCGTCATGCTAAGTCAGGAAGCTGGTGGGAGACTGCTGCACACCGAGCATTAGCTAACAACAGTGTGAGCTATACAGAGAAGCCTGACATGGAGACATTCATGCGGGAGTGGCAAGCTCTAGTGGAAAGTAAGTCTGGAGAACGTGGTGTATTCAATCGTCAAGCAAGTAAAAAGCAAGCTGAAAAGTATGGTCGCAGAGATCCCAACCATGAGTTCGGGACTAACCCCTGCAGCGAAATTATACTTAGACCGTATCAGTTCTGCAATCTTACGGAAGTGGTCATTCGTGCTACGGATAGTGTCGAGGATCTGGAACGAAAAGTCCGTCTGGCAACAATTCTGGGAACTATCCAGTCATCATACACAAAGTTCCCTTACTTGCGAAAGGTGTGGTCTACCAACACAGAAGAAGAACGATTGCTTGGTGTGTCACTCACAGGGATAATGGATAATAAACTGACAACTTCAGAAAACAGGGGGCTAAAGAAGACCCTTGAGCATTTACGTTCCGTGGCTGTTGATACTAATGCTGAATGGGCTGACCGTCTTGGTATACCTCATTCTACTGCGATTACATGCGTTAAGCCTTCGGGAACGGTATCACAACTGGTGGATAGTGCCAGTGGCATACATGCTCGCCACAGTCCCTATTATATCCGCACTGTGCGTGGTGATAATAAAGATCCCCTGACACAGTTTATGATTGATAGAGGTATCCCTAATGAGCCTTGTGTTATGAAGGGCGATACAACAACTGTGTTCAGCTTCCCTGTTAAGTCACCGGCAGGGGCAACCACTAGGAACGATATGACAGCCATAGAACAGCTAGAGACTTGGTTGACGTATCAGAGGTCATGGTGTGAACACAAACCCTCCGTGACAATATCAGTCCGTGATAGTGAGTGGATGTCTGTAGGCGCATTTGTTTACGAACACTTTGATGAGATGTCAGGGGTGTCATTCTTACCTCACTCAGATCATACTTACCAACAAGCTCCTTATCAAGATTGCGCTAAGGAAGAGTATGAACAACTGTTGGCTATTATGCCTAAGAGTATTGACTGGTCTGAACTTTCAGAGTATGAAAAAGAGGATAACACAGCCGGTAGTCAAACAATGGCTTGTTCTGGTGATGTGTGTGAGATAGTGGACATCACGTAAGGGAAAGATATGATAAAAGTCAAAGTAACTGACAAAATGTTTTTGTCTGCTCGTAAAAAGGCAAAAGACTTAGGCACTTTAAAGAGAAGTTTTATGGGTGGTCAAGGAAATCTTGTAGGTTTTGTTGGAGAAGAGATAGCTCTAAAAGTTTTAGGGGGAACCTTTTCCAACATTGAAAAAAACATAGACTTTGACATTACGTTAGAAAACGGTAAGACAGTTGACGTAAAGACAAAACGCACGACTGTCGAGCCTAAGCCCACTTACGATTGCTCTATAGGCACTTACTACAAGCAGAAATGTAACTACTATGCTTTTGTTAGAGTTTTGAGCGACTATAGTCATGGGTGGTTCTTAGGTTTATACGATAGCAAAAAGTATTATGAAGATTGCACATTCTTTAAGAAAGGATCTAAAGACCCTTCAAACAATTTTACATTCAGGTCTGATGCATACAATATGAAAATATCTGAATTATTGTTAGAGGTGTAACATGGCGAAGTGGGACTTAGGTAAGCTTGACGGTAAAGCAGACCCTGTAAATAAGCCATTACACTACAATCAAGCCGGTATAGAGTGTATCGACGCAATAGAGGCTATGACTGAAAATATGTCAGGCAGTATCGCACCTCATGCAGCAAACGTCTTAAAGTATATGTGGCGTTGTGAGTACAAGAATGGCTTGGAAGATATTGACAAAGCTTTATGGTATCTTAATAGATTACGGAAACGATGGGTGGAGTCACATAAATGAATATTGACGTTACTGTTTTTGAAGTTCTTGTATTGGCACATTTAGGTGTCACTTTATGGTTGTCTTGGATGGTTGTAAAACAGCAAGAGGCAATCTCAAATATCTACGCTGCCATAGCAGCTATGATAGAAGAGGAATAACATGAAAGGAGTTTTATGTGTGGACCGCAATAATACTTACCTGTCACTTAGACACTGCCACTTGTAAAAGTGTGTCACCACCGTCTCTTTATACTTCAGAGCAAGCTTGCTTAAACTCTCTAGCTTTAGGTATACAGACCCTAGAGGGGAATAGGTGGGTAGTTAAAGACTACCTCTGCCATCAATGGGGTAAAACCTCATAAAGAAAAAGGCCCCAAGGAGAAATCCAAGGGGCCTTAGTTTTGGGAGGAGTCAAAAAGTCGATTAGAGGAGCAACCGACTAACAACACCTTATTTTAAGCTTGCTTCTGTGTCAAGCATTTATTTACCGAAGAATTTAGATACTGACCTAATTCCTATAGAGGCTGATACGATCCCACCAAGGGAATACTGATACCATGTTGGCATAGTCTCAAGTGCTGCAAAACCAGCTTGTACTATAGCATTACCCCAATCACCACAAAACGCTAGTATCAGGGGAATACTGAAAAGTAGGGTTATCCACTCATCTTTCCAGCTATTCTGTGTAGCCTGTATAGCAGCTAGATCCCAGTCTATCTCACCTGTAAGCTGTTTCTTCTTAATCTCAGCCTCAGTTAGTTTGATCTGTGTCTTACTGTCGATTACACTTGTAGCTAGACCAACTACACTACTTAATATTTGTCCTATCATTTGCTCTCATTCCCCAGCCAAACGGCAAAGGCTCCCGTTAAGGCTCCAGTTACAGTTGCTGTAAGTGCAGTTGCCTGTGATGTCATAGCCTCTGGTGGTAACGACATAAACCACTCAATCACCCTAATGTACATACCTGTCATAACTAACATCATTAGTCGTGGTAGTAGTTTCCAAGCTAGTATAGTTTCCATATCAAACCTCTATGTTTAGAGTAGTAGACTCTGATTTTAAGCTATAGGTTTCTGCACCAAATCTATCGTACCCTTTAGCTAAATCCAATCTTTGTTCCCTGAGAGACTCTAGGTGTGTGTGGTTAGCTCTATGTTCTTTTTCCACTCTCTGTTCTACTAAGTGGTTATTGATACTCTCACGAACCCTAGATTGATGATGTATATCACTTGCTATATTGAAAGGCATTGAGCCAATACCTTGTAATCCGTCAGACATTTATAACATTCCCTTTGATGACATTATAGCAAGAGTAACTATTCCTGTGATTATTGACAGAACTATAAGAGTACCCCCAATAACAACTACCTTCTCCACTAGCTCTTGCTTACGAAGTTTATCAGCAGCTTCTTTCTCTTTACGTTCTCTACGTGTTCTAGCTCTTATTTCCTGTAGTTCACCCCAAGCGGAGTAACCTCTAGTAGCTATCACAATGGCTCTGAGTTCTTCTTCAGCGTCCTTAGCCTTCTGTAGCTTAACGAAAGTCTCCATACTGTTCTCATCATCGCCTGAGAAGAGACTGTTCTTCTTCTTATTGTGGTTGTTCCTTAGTTCATCGACACCATCAAAGAACTCACCAATTTGTTTAGTAACTGAGACAAGCTCTTTACCTGCACTGACAGCAGTCTTGACCGCAGCTAGAGCGGTGAATGGGTCTACCATAACAATCCTTACTTATCACTAGCCATTTTTTCTACTGATTGTCGGATTGCTTTAATGTTCTCGTCTATGCGGGCCATAGATATTGCTTGCCTTTGTGTGGCATCTTCTACGATAGATATTCTTGATTGTAGGCGCATGATCTCTTCACCATTACGTTCAATGTCTGACATCATCATAGAGACAGTCCAAACTATAGCTGCTGCTTGAGCTATAAGGCCGAAGATAAGGGTTATAGGTACACTCCTAGAGAGGTGCCAATTATCTTCTTCTCTACTCATGCTGGGTAGACTTTACGATCAAGTTCAAAGTGAGGGGCATCATAGAAGCTCTTCCAGTCACCAC